AATCCTTCCAATTCCGTTAAAGTAGATAGAAGTACTTTTTGTAGTACTCCGGTTGAACCTTCACCAGCCCCTATAATTGGAATATCATCACTCTCTATAAGAGTAACATCGTAAGCTGGAATATCTCTGTGTAAATTTTGTTTGGCTAGGAATAATGCTGATAACCAACCAGCAGTTCCTCCACCCGCTATAACTATTTTCATTTATAAACTATTTATTATGTAACTTTTTAATTCTGTTTTCTTTTCTTCCCAAAGGGATTCACTAATAATTTGTGGTACTGGCTCCGATGAACCTGTATATGATGATGTAAAGAATGATGATGATATAAAAGAATCTCTGATACCTTCGTATTTAGGTAAACTTTCTGATAAATGATTGAATGAAATAACCATATCACTCCCACTTCCATCCAAACTAGCTGATGTTAGTACAATCATAGATGAATCATCATCTATAAACTTAAAGTAGTTATCAAAAGATTTTACAAACCAATTACCCATTTTTATAGATTTTCATTTATATAATCTTTTACTTCATCTCTTTTTACCTCAAAGAGTTCTTCGGATATAACATCAGCAGCACCATCAGTAAATGCATCTCTCATATTATCATACCCACCAGTTTCATCAAAGGTTATTGCTATACATTTATTTGTAAAATTAGTAGTTACACAAATTATTTCATGTGTTTCATCTACTAATTTAAAATAAGAATCTCTATCTTTAAAATAATAATTTGCCATAATAACTTTTTTTAACTGTTATTGAAAATAGTAATTTGTTCTGATGATTGAACATATAAACCACTATAATTTCTATAAGTTCTTGCAGGTTCGGAAACGTTTAATAAATATCCTCTTTGATTTGAATATATTCGTCTATCAGCTGTTGTCCAACTAGAACCCCAACTTATACTATTATCAAAATAAACATCTATTCTATTACCAAATGGAACATAAAACCAATTCCTTATACTTGTAGTTCCCCATTGCCAATTTTGAGATAAAGCAGTTCCATTGTATCTAAATTCCCAAGCTCTAGTATCAGCATCTGCCCTACTTTCTCGTTGCTTCAATCCTATTGAAGCTTGTCTTGCATTATGCCTATATCCATACCAATCTGAAAATGCGTACCCACTGTTTGTTTTAGAAATATTATTTCTAGGATTTCTGGCGGATTGTTGGTTGATAGAACCATATCTACCATTTCTAGCATCCCACATAGACATATATGATGAATATGTTCTTCCAAATTCACTACCTATATTTCCTGCGGCAATTTGTCCTGATAAGGTGATTGTCATAACTTTTTATTTTTTTTACGAAATATCGTTGGATTCTATCAACGTATATGTGAAAGAGTTTCCCCATATATCTTTAGCCTTTCTACAAATTTCCATAAATTCGTTGAAATCCGATTCCTTAGAGAATACTTGACAACCAGCAGACCATTTATCAATCTGTGTTGAACCATTTACAAACTTTCCAGCCTTATGAATGTTGATTCCAAATATACCTTCATGTACATTCTCTTCAATCATATCATATTTACCATCTTTGTTATTATCTCTATAAACTTTAACAGGTGATTTCTGTCTTAGTGCCTCATATTTACCTTGGTGTAATCCAAGTTTGTGTGAACCTCTATATTGACCTGGCTTTAGAATTGCAACACCATCTTTATTCAATAAGTTCTTTTCCCAATGAGAACCAGGATCAGTTGTTGCTTTATATTCATTATAAATCCACTTACCATCTGAATCCTTATATGATATTGTTAAGGTATCATCAAATCTATTTGTTACTTCACCATGTGTATCGGAATTTCTAATACCAACGATGTTAACATCATATCCTTTATCACTTGTAAAGTATTTATAACCATTGCAATTTAATGCTTCTTCGATTTGTTCTCGTGTAAATTTTGCCATTTGTTATTTTATTTTTGATTAAACTCAATTACTTCAAATATACGAGTTTGGATTTTCTTAGTACCTTCAGTATTTGTAAGTATTATAGAATTTCTAAACTTCTGCCAATCGATGATAAATGATTTATCTAACACTCCACCATTTTCTTCTTTCACAAGTTGGTTTAGTGCATTGATTGTATATAGTGAATTTGATTCTTTTTTACGATGAATCAAAATAGTATCACTTAATGGTTGATGTGGTCTGAATTCGGTGTTGATGTTGTATGTGATGTATAATTCATCTAAGTTTGATTTGTTCTGAAGTATGTAGATGTAGTTATATACTATTACATAAGTGTCTCTAATATCTTGTAGAACCTTTTGTAACTCAGCCTTTGTCGTAAATGTACACAGTAATTGCGTTTTCATATTTATATTTTCTCTAAAATGAGAATTCCTTTTTTCAGTTATAAATATAAACTACTTACACAAAGGGATAACTTTTATTACTATTTTGCAGCTTTCTTTTGTAAACAAATTCTCATACTCTTCCCAAAATGAGTTGCTACCTTTTGAGAAGTACCAGCAGTTCTCCAAGAATCTTCAAATAATTCAGTATCCTTACCATCACTACCCTTAATTGTAATTCTATCACCACCAGGTGTAACTCTACATCTTTTTCGTAAATGGTCTTTTAGTTGTTGTTTACCTTCTGTAGTTGTACTATCTCCCTCAAATCCACTTTTTTCAGCAACACACTTTCTTAACATAGATGGTTTTACACCATTAATTCCCATTTGAAGTAACATACCATCATCAGAATCCATATCTATGTATGTATCTATATGACATGCATCTAATACACCACTAATATAACCTTGCTGATGAACCCCATTATCTGCATTTGGGTTTTCATCAGAATACCCATCAGGCTTATCAGCATCAACTAACTCATTAACAACTCTAAGGTGTGATGTTTTAACAACGTTTTTTTCATTTTCCTTTATATCTACTGCCTTTTTGATACTTTCATTTTCGAAGTTCAATAGAGGATTTTCTTTTTGAAATTTGGGTTGTTGTGCAAATTCACCAACTTTTATAGCAATTTTACCATATGCATCGTACCCTGGATTCTTACCAGCTTCAATTAATTCATTTGCATGTTGATTCATTTCGGTTAAAAGTTCTTTTGTACCAATTGTATCAGGATCCATACCTTTAGCTTTTACATAATCTCTAAATGAACCAGTATCTCTTAGTTTTTGTAGATATGATTTCATTTCTTTTGTTTCACATATAGCAACATACTCACTATCAATTATCAATTTACTTGAACTTTTTACTGTATTTCCTTTAACCTCAGAAACTGCCTTTACATTATTTTTTAATGATTGAGTTACAGTACCAGCAACATCTTTACCATATTTTTTTGCTAATTGTTCAAAACGCTTCTTTGGAGTAGTGTTATTTTGAGGGTCATTCATCTGACCATCTTTTTTGTTAGATATTCCCATATAGGTAGTTCTACCATTTATATCCTTACCAACTACATATGTATCGTGATAACTTTTAAATTTATTGAAATTTTTTAATTGAATCTCAGCATGTTTTCTATCATCATCGGTTTTAGCGTTTTGTACACTATCTTCTAAATGTGCTTGTACTGATTGGTCTACTTCTGCCGTAGATTGAATTGTTACATTTGGCTTTGATGAATCAATTGATGAATCATCTATTGCTCTCTTTGTTGTTTGTGCACCATCATAAGCAACTTTCATCCATTCTTCATATGCAGCATCTTTACCATTAAAGCCTTTTTTACCTTTTAAGTAAAAAACACTGTTTTTTTCTTTTTTGATATTTTCTAATTGTTCATTAACCCAAACTTGTCTTTTTGCAAGATAATTATTAAGTTCATCTGAATTAGGTGATAGTCCCAATGCATCAGCTACTCTAAATTCATCTGCTGATTTTTTTGTTTTTTGTGCTATTTCATTTTGTACAATATTGATTCTATCTTCGTTATCGGAATCCCATTTTTCAAAATCGGTATTAGTAGCATCACAATATTTAGATTCACCTTCACTTGCAACAGCACCTCCCATTCCAGAAATACCCTTTTCTCTATTGAGTTGAACACCTTTTTGATATTCCGTAAGTTTATCCAAATTACCTTCATTTAAATCATCGTTTATTTCTTTACGAGTAGGTCCATTTGGATTATCTAAGTGTTTTTTATCCTTTTCACCAAAACCACTTCTTTCTAAATCGGAATTAGTTTTTGGTTTACTATTGGTATTTTTAACTTCTTCACCATCATCCGTTATATGACCGGCTGCTACTGCCGCTTTATATGCCTCATCATCCTTTCCTAAACTTTTTATATAAGCTAATCCATCAGAAGTAGATGCATCAAATGTGGTTGATTTTTTAGTAGTAGTATCTTTAGTATCATCTTTTTTAATGTGAGTTCCCGTTTCAATTGCATCATCTCTTGCTTCTTCACTATCAAATGTTGATGTTTGTTTTGTATCTTTCTTTGTAGCAGTAAATGTTTCACCATCTGCTTCTAAAAGATTTTGTATTAATTCGTTTTTAATTTCGGTATATCCCCACTCATCTAATATCTCAGATAGTAGTGTAATATGTGTAGATTTATTTAATATAGGATATCCCTCATCTGAACGATAGGATATTTCTAATATTAGCTCTTCAATAAATTCGGTTTTGTTCATAATTTGATGTTTTCAATCCCTATATCTTATAAATATTAAAGTTTTCCATAATCCGTTCCCCAATCAGCTTTGATAGGAAACCCACCACCTTCAACTATTTTTTTCAAATTCTTAGCATGTTCTGCTCCACCCTCAATTGGATATGAAAATAAAAATGCATCATATGAATATAAAGTTAATTCTACATCCGTATCTTTGATGTATTCTAAAATTTTCGTTAGTCTCTCCATATTCAACTCAGTTTCAGTCGCTTGAAGTAAATAATTAAATAACTTTTGTGGATTGTTTCCCTCAATCCATTCTAAGGGTATTCTCCTACATTGTGTTTGAAGATATCCACTCTCAGTACTCTTTAACCACAATTTATCAATAAACTCTCTAACACCCCTATAATAAGGTATCTCATCAAACTCATCAGGTATACCACCATAAAGTAATTGGAATGTGATTCCCTTTGATTCTTCATAGGAACATCCGTATTGTTCTGCTAACCATTGGTGTACCGATGTTTTAGGTAAATCGTAATTAATCAACTTACCAATGATACGGGGATGATATGCATCGAAATCCATTTGTAAGAATATATGATTCTCTTTTGGGATAAATACTTCTCTCGTTCCATCTTTTTTGTTCAACGCTCCAAAGTTGATTCCACCAAACCTATTGGATGGACGGGATGTAATGGTGTATGGGTTGTATTGGGTATAAAGGGTTGTATTGATTAGCTGTTTAGTAGCTTGAGGAAATCTATCAATAAATTTTTTCTCATCGACATTAATCCCATATCGTTCGATATCTGAAAGAAGAGGAATCATCGTTTTATCAACCCAACTTTCATATTTAGAGGGAAGATTGAGATTATTCACAAATGTTGTTAGGAACTCCCCCCACTTCATTAGAGGTGATATCTTTCCTAAGTTATCACGTATACCCATTCGGGTATAATGTGAGATAAACGATTGATTTTGTACCTCATCGGGTATAATTTTATTTGTTTCGAAGAATGTGTATGTAGATATATCAATTGTATTTTGGATACCCATATCCATTTGTAATAAGCCTTTCTTATTCCATACCCATTTTGGTTGTGTGGAAGTTGTGAGGTCTAATTGTTGGGATTTCCCATCAATATGATTATATATAAGGATAAAGTCAGTATTTCCCATCCTTACGAATAAGAAAGCAAGTTCGTTGTTCATTGGATGTTTATCCAAATCACTCCAAATAGGAATTATTGTGGATGGAGTTGTTTCCCACATTTGTAGGAACTCATTTACTTCATTTTGTGATTCAACTATAACCATTATACAAATATACGAAAAATATTTGGATTATCCCAATGTTTTTGAAGTATTTTTTACTTTACTAAGATATTCACTAAATCTCTGTCTATGCTCATCGGTTATAGTATCATTAACATCACCATCTATTATATTTGTATTAATATTAGATTGGAATCCATCAGTTCTATGAAATTCAACATCATCTCTAATTCTGAGAATGTTATTCCACAACGTATCTTCACCATTACCAGCCTTATCAGTAACTCTACCATTACTATGGATTCTAGCGTAGGTTAATGTCTTTTTTATAGAAGTGTGAGATAATCCTAAATAATCCATAATACCCATAGCTTCCAAATCATCAACAAAGTTGGATGTTATTTCCATTTTATCGATAACTTTCAGTATTGATGATACCCTCATAACATAAGTGTGATATACACACATATGATTAGCCTTAGAACAATGAATTATAGAACTATGATATTGTGGTTCATCATAATGATTGTGTTTAAATCTCCAAGGTAGGTTATATGGGTGTTCATGTAGATACCCTTCCCATATATCAACTGTTTTAGGAGCCTCTATTGGAGTTTGTGTTGTAATCTTACTTCTTAATGTATCATTTTCAAAAAATGTAGCTGAACCATAACTAAAATCTAAAGTTGGATTATTTTCATAAGTACGAACTATAAAATCAAGTGAGTTCTCTCTCAATAAATCATCATCATCCAATCTTACAATTAATTCACCCTTTGATAATTTAGGTGCAATATTCCAAGAATCCTTAAACATATCATATGGAGTAGCTGATGTAATATAGACTATTCTTTTTGTTGGATTGTTGGATTTGAAATTATTATAGATACTTAGATTATCAGTAGAACCACTGTCATCGAACAATATAACTTCCCAATCATCATAGGTTTGTAGTTGTATTGATGATAATGCTTGTTTTAAGAATTCGGGTCTTTTGAATGTTCTTACTACTATGGTAACTTTCATCTAATTGTTAGTTTGATACCAAATATACGAAAAATATATTGATTTACAAAATTATTTCTTATGAAATTGTAAGAGGTTTGGTAAGTATAATCCAATTTTAGGAATATCAACCGATGCCAATCGTATAGATGCAGAGTTTGATTTCTTTATTTCTTCGGGTGTTCCCTTTATTCTCCAATCAATTGTTGTTGCTACATAAAATGGATTATTAAAAAAATTAGAAGATACATCAGACCCAACTTCAAATATAGAAGAATTTATATCATTTGATTTTTGTACAAAATATCGTATGATATAACCAACTAAATAATCTGTATCTTTAGGAGTTGGTATATGTGCTATTATTTTTACCTTATTATACTCCTTTCCTAAGTTAGAAATACTATTGTATCTATCTATTTTCATAATTAACTATTTCTATATCCACCAGTTATTTCAGTTTTCCACATCATACCATCTATTGTATGTTTAACTGATAACACTTGGAAGAATCCTTTTTTATACATAGTAGGTATTCCATTTACTTTAAACATATCACCACGTCTAATTCCACTAATACCATGTACACTAAATGAAAAATTTATTGGCATTAATGGTGATGGTGTTTCTGCATCAGCTGAATTTTTATCCATATTATGTTTCAATAAAGAAAATAATGCACTATCATTAAATGCACCAAGTACACAATAACCAAATAAATCACCTTTCATATCATCACTTTCCTCTAATTCAGGTTTTGGATAGAACTTAGCTTTACCTAATATTATATTTAACATTTGTTCTTTAGCCGCATCTTCATCATCTGCAGCTTGAGTTTTTTCTTCAACTTTAGGAACTTCTTTCTTTTTTATCTCTATATTTAATAAATCTAGCTTTGTTGAAAATAGATTTCCGGGTATTCTACTTGCATCACCATTTACTTTAGTACCTTTTCCATTTTTAGATAATCTCTGTCCAATTATTTGATTCATCTTAGCACCACTAATATCCAAATCAAGTGAAGCATCCATAAAAACAGAATCACTACCTATCATATTAAATTGGTATGGTTCCGATGGTTTACCACTTCCAATTGAATTTAATTCATAAACTCGTAATTCCGTTGTTTGTTTATCATCAGTTGCTGTTTCTTGTATCTGAAAGTTCCACATACCATTTACAGCCGATGATAATCCATTTAATAATTGATATAATGCATCTTTAACAAAAAAGTTTGGAGTATCCATTATACCCTTAGCAAATTCAAAATTTACATATAAATCATCTAATAAACCCCAATATCCACTTGTTAACAAAACACCATTACCACCCCCTACGGCAGATGGTGGTAGTGTTACAGTTTGGAATCTAGGGAATATAGCGTTTCCGATTTGGGCATTATATGTTTTCTTTGTTATATCCGCAACCGTTGAATCACCACTTACTTCATTCAAACTTAGTTTAGGTGCCGTTGAATTGGGTATGAACAGTCTATCACCATCAGTACTAAATATTTTTGGAAAAGCGCTACATGTTGTCAAATCAGTTCTTATTTTAAATTTAACAACGTTTGAGTCATCTCCACCCAATTTATAACCATCTATACCAATTTCATTAAATATTACCATCAAAGTTGAAAATTTAATAAATCTATCATCGGCTATAATCTTTGTACCCTTTTCTAAATCAACTGTTTCTCCATTTACTTCAACATCACCCCTACCAAAATCAAACCATCCATCATTTGCAGTGTTTTCATTTATTTTTTCTGAAACTTCATCATCAAAGTTTATATAACTAAACTCACTTTTTATTTCAGAATATGGAATTCCATCTTTATCTTCCTTTTTATATAACATTTTAACAGGAATAGTTTGTCTTGTTTTAGGTAATGAATTAAATACCTTCATCCAACGTTCTTCTCCTAAATTTTTAGCGTTTGCTTCCAACCACCCACTACCAAATAATGTAGCTGAATTTGATTTAGCCTCTTTACCTTCGTTCTGATTACCAGTCTCTGAAGTTAATAGATATGCAGGTAATTCAGTAAATCCCGTACATTTAACACTAATAGTCCATTTATCACCATCAATAGCTACACTACCACCTGTGATGAATCCTAAATAATTATCGTATTGGCCGCCACTATCTTCTCTTTTTTTATCAGTTTCAAATGATGATTGATATTTTGCTATTGCATTGGCGGTTGATGGAACTATTCCACCTACTCCAGATGGGGTATTCCATCCCCATTCTAAAAATATAGAATATCCAGGTTCTAAATAATATTCAGTAATAGTTTCCATTTGCTCCAAAGTATATGCAGTAATTGAAAATGTTGCCTTTCTAGATAAGTTACCAGACCCCTCATCTATCTCAATTGATGAAATTACAGGAGATGGTCTAAAACCTTGACCCGTTCCAGAGTTTATAGGAGAACCATCCCAATCAGTTCCAATTGTACCAGACGATGATTCATTTCCATATATCCCAGTACTACCACCAGCTGCTTTAAATAAATTAAAATTAGGATTAGAAACCATAGCCATACCAACACCAGAAGTTACCTTTGCCCAACAATTTAGTTGAGATAACTTTAAGGTAGAATCGATTCTAGAATCCAATTCGGTTTGTATGTACCCTCTGATGTTTGAGAAATTAGGAAATGCTGACATAACTTATTTAGGTGTAATTTATAAACTTATTATTTATTTCTATATAATTTTGTGGGATTCTTAATATGGTTCCATCTACTAAACCTAATGGAGCAGTATGTATGTTGTTAGCTGAAGCTATTATCCACCAAAGTGATGCATCTTTGTAATATTGATATGCAAGGGTATCTAATCTATCACCTGTTTCAGTTGCTACATAGATATCATCATCACTTAATGGAATTTGAGGATATATCTTAGAACGATATACTCTCCTACCATCATTGGTGTTTTTTATTTCATTATTTTTATATCTACTTGCCATATTATATTATGTTGTTGGTGCAAATGAATAAAACTTTGAACCCTCCGTTGTACTTCTACTTTGTAAAAATTTAATAGTAACTGCTACATCAGTTATCATTGGTAATCTGTAATTTGTTTCATCAATATCCCAAGGAGTAGAATCATCGAATGTATATGATAACGATTCTATAAATGATTCTTTATTTTTATACAAGTCACCCAATGTAAATTTAATAAAAGGAGCTGTTATAGCGGTTGAACCTCCATCATAACCTTGTGGATATACCAATCCAGTTAAAAAATTCAATTTATCCCAACCAGCCTTATGTTCATTTGCATTTAATGCAAACACCTTAAAATTAAAAGTTATACTACGTTCCACACCACCATATGTATAATATTGAAATGGTGCTCCCATAAATTTAGCAGAATCCCAAGATGGTGATAATGTTTCACTTAACCCGCTTATAGTTGCTCTAAATTGTACTGTTTTATCTTTTGCAATTGAATAAAATTTCAATGGTGCAAAATCTAATGCATCGTTTTCATCAGTACCTTCTCCACTTTGTATTGATGTTATGTTTATACTATCACTTTTAGGTTCTATCCCACGTTTAGAATCCAAGCGTTTTGGATATCTATCTAAATCTGGTGTGATTCTATTCCTATCAATTGTTAGTTCTATTTTTTCAGTAGATGTACCATCCTCTTTTGTGAAATTAGCATCTAACCATGTAATTGGAACAGTATCAGCTAATGTACCATCACCATTAACCGCATCTTTTATATCATTTTGAGGTTCATCTGCTTCATTAGCAGTTGTAGAAAATTTCTCAGTTGATGGTTGTGTTTTTGGTAATTTCTCTGTATCAAACGTACCTTCACCTTCAGAAGTTGTCTCTGATGGTGTTTTAAAAGTTAATGCTTCCGGTTTGGTATCAGTTGATACTTCCTCAGTAGTGGGATTTGGCTTTGTAGCTAAATTTGAGTTTTTATCACTATGTAATGATGTATTTGGTGAGTATGGTATTGAATCTGGATTAGCTATTTGAACACTATCAGCTTCACCTTCAATAACTGCTTCAGATTTAGTTGGAAATGTTAACTTATCAGTTTTCTTTATTATTTTTCCCTCACTATCAATTGAATCTTTTACATTATTAGATTTAGCATTTAAAAATAACTTACTATATAATGGAAACACATCCCCTGCCTTTAATCCAGCATATGATGGTAACTTAAATTTACTTGTTACTACATTTGGTGTTTTTCTTGCTAATCCACCTTCATCGGTTGAATCTATAAAGTTTAATTTACCAGGCTCATTATCATCTCTGAAGGTTAGATTAAATGTTTTTTGATACGTCAAACCACCTACATCTCTTATACCAGTTTTAGGGTCGGTTTTAATTGTTACACCAACTTCACTATCTAAACTACCATAGTTTATGCTTATATTTGAACCATCTTCATTAGAACCAGCGTTGTTGAATCCAGTTGTTGAACGTTCTCCAAATAATTTACCTCTAATCTTATCTTTTGCTATGTTGATTGCTCCACCAATTGCTTGCTTTCCAATGGTTTTAAGGTTTCCACTAATACCACTTCTTAATAACTCTGCTAATAACTTATCTGATGGCTCTCCTTTGATATCAGCTAAAAGAATCATTCTATTTTGAGTTTCCCCCTTAGATTTTATTCTCTCATCATTATATATTTTAGTTGGGATTATATTTGATGGGATACCCAACTTATCAGTTATATAGTTTCTAGCATCTTCAATTGCACCACCAATTAACCCACCATCTCCTTCGGTACCACCAGTACCCTTTTTCATTACATCTAATAATGGTGTTGTTTTTAATGTAATTCTTGGTAAATCACTACCATACAATACAGGTATAGAAAATCCTCTAATTATACGAGTACCTACCACTTCTTGTTCTAAAAGTGTTTCACTACCCCTTACACCTAATGTTTTTCTTAATAGATTAGCTGCTGCAAATCCAGTGTTATTTACTAAAGGGTCTGATGTTGAAATTTTAATGTCCTTTGAGTTTTGGATATCATAAGCTTCCTCAGCGGTTTTTCCTCCCTGAGATAGTAGTTGTTGACTTTTAAATAATTCTAATAATGTTGGCATATCTTATTTTATATTGCGTAAGAATTACTTCCCACCTTATCTACCACTTTTGATATAGCAGCCGTTACCTTAGTACCATCCATATAAACTCCAACCTTACCATCAATAAGGTCTGCTCTTAATCCTTTAATCTCAGTTATCAATGCACTATCTCCACCCTCACTATTAGTATCCACATCAGCAGTTTCATCATCCCCACCAAACAATCCACTAATACCCACAGCTATTGCTCCAACTGCGGCTATTGCGAGTAATCCAGGCAAAGCAGTAATACCAGCTACACTAACTAACATCAAAGATGCTGCAAGTGCGGTTAGTGCTAGTGATAATGCCATTATTGGTCCTATAAATGTTACAATATTTCCAATTACAGTACCTACACCAGAAATAGTATCACCTATACCAGATATAGAATCACTTATAGTTTTTAAACCTGCTCCCACTAATGATAATCCTTTACCTAACATAGTAACACCTAAACCAGCCATCATCATTGCTACTCCGAGTCCCATAAGAACAGGTAGTGCTGCTGTTCCGAATAGTGCTAAATAAGCTAACGAACCAGCAAGAGCAATTAATCCTAATGATAATAATCCAATCATTGGTAGTAATGTAACCATACCTAATATAGATGTACCAACTGCTAATAAATTAGGAGTTAATGATGATATCCCAGCTCCTAACATTTCAAAACCAGTTCCAATTGCTTGTAATCCAATTCCTAATACTAACACTGCTGATGCAACAACTAACATTGCCGCTGCTCCAGCTAAAATAGCCACAGCACCTACACCACTCATCATAATAGCACCTAATAGAGCAACTGCTCCAACTAAAGCTAACATTGATACCACAGCCATTCCAACTGCTTCCCAACTAACTTTCATAAATTCTTGTACTGCTTTTCCAAATATGAATACTGCACCAGCTACGATTACCATTGCTGCTGCACCTTGTAATACTTTTTTCATATCAATCTTGGCCATACCATCCATAATACCTTTACCAGGCATTCCACCACCTTTTTTAGGTGATGCATCTCCACCACCACTAAACTTATCCTTTACACCACCAAGAATTTTGTCCTTAATACCACCTACTTTTTTACCAACTTTACTATTGGCAAGTAAACCACCTACTGATTTTAAACCTTTTAATACAGGACCGGCTACCATACCCATTATGTTTTTAAGAACTTGCCCAGTACCTTTAATTACACCACCGATTGAGGTTCCCATTGCTGAGAATCCCGTACCAACCTGTCCTGTCATAGTAATCATACCTCCTAAACCTTGTAGTCCAGTTCCTAAGTATTTATTTAAACCTGTATTTAAGAATTCACCTGCTTTGGAAAATGAAGAACTCATAACCTCACCCATTGTACCAGCTTTTTCTGAATTGGTTGCCATTTTCTGCATTTCAGCAACCGATACACCCAATAAATCAGCCGTAGCTTTCTTTTGGAAGTAATCCATTTTGTTAAATGCATCAATCCCACCAAGTGATTTTAGGGTTTCTTTCATCATACCATCTAAGTCACCTTCCATTGCTAATTGTCTAGCCTTATCAAGATTGATGTTTTTACCTAACATTGCTCCCAATTCTAATTCTTTGGTAATAGATGATTCAAAATCAAGTAACCCATCTGCTATACCACTAATTGTACTCATATTAGTACCTAACTTAGCAGCATAACCAGCAGCTTCTAATATATTTTTACCACCATCTTTTCCAAATAAAGCAAACTCTTCAGTTGAACCAGCTAAATCAGCCATTAATGCTCCAGGAATTATTCCGTTTTGATTAGCAAACTCTTGAGTAGTTTTAATCATATCAGCTGCAACATCGTTCGAACTTCCATTCAATCGTGCAAATGATGCAGTTAATCCAACAGCCTCTTTATTGGTGATACCCATATTTGATGCCATCAATCCAATATTAGTTTGTGTACTAAGTGTTGCTGCATCTACTCCACCAAATTCTGATGCTAATTCTCTTACAGTTCCAGCAGTATCCTCAAATATGAAACCTAATCCAGTTGCTGATAATGTTGATGAATTTAATCCTTGTGTGAAACTTTGCCCTAATTCTCTATTTACTTCACCAAATTTACCAGCGAATTTACCAATACCAATAACCAATGCCCCAATTGCGGCTTGTGGTCTTTTAAGGAATGTGGTTAGAGTTGAACCCAATGCATCTACTTTATTCTTCATTGAATCAAAGACTTGTGCTTGTTGTTCTAATATACTTTTTTGTTCGGTAGATAATGAAGATAACTCTTGTGCATCATTTATTTGATTTTTTACAGAATCAGATATAACTCCTTGTTGAGCCATAAAATCTTTAGTAACTGCCAATCTCTTATCCATAGAATCCAATTCTTCTTGAATCAATTGACCCATTGCATCAAAATCAGATTGTAATTTTGCTTTTTGTTCTACATCCTCTGAAGTTAATTGGGACATTTCCCTTGCAATAGATGCTTGGTCACCATATGCGGTTAGGATGGATGATGCTTGTTGTTGTGCGGTTGCGTTTTGGTTTGATAATTTTGAGTTACTATCAATACGCCCTTGTAATGAATTAGCTATATTTGCAGATATATCAGCTTGTTCTAATTGTTGAGTTTTGATTCTACTATATACACTACCCAATGATTGTGCTCCAGTAACCATCTCATCAACTGAGTTTGCTACATTTTCCTGCGCAACTTCAGATGCTTTTATTATCTTTACAATCTCCTTTAATCTACTTGCCGCAATTTGGTAGGCACCATCAAGTTTAGCGGCTTCCTTACCTTGTTCGGCTTGAATACCCCTTATACGCTCTAATAATTGAGCCTTTTCTTTAAGTAGATTATTACTTTCAGCCATTTAGATTATAAATCTTTAAGAATTTTCTCTAATTCCTGTCTTTCTTTTTTAAGTTTTTCTAACTGCTTTACAACAGGTCTTGGTACATTCTTTGTTTTAGCTTGTTTAATAAACCTATCTACCGTACCTTGCTGCATATCATCTAAGAATCGATTAATGAATCCAGAAATAGAAGCTTCGTTTAATTTCTTTTTATTTGCCATAGTTAGTTATCCTATTATTACTCCTATAAATATATGATATAAAAAAAGTGAGGATTATCGTTTAACCCTCACTTTTGATTTTTGTTCTACTTTTTTATGTTCTGCTGCTTCTTTTTTCTTCAATTCTACTAATTTTTGAAAGTAAAATTTTCTCCATTGTATTGGCATGAAGTAAACATCTTTCCAAGTAAATCCGTTACCAAATTGAATAAGTTGCCAAATTTGGTCATGAAGTATTTGAGTGTAGTTATTCGGAAGGGTAAAAAAATGAAATCCCAAACGGGATGTCAAGTGCCTCCTGCTCACCGGTCACCTCAGAGGTGAACTCAAATTTTAAATCCATATCTGGACTTAGTTCCCTAACATATTTTCTAAATGATTTTGTATCTAATGCAAGAAATCCATTCTGAACCCAATTGGTTATGAATCCTCTATCTTGATTACCATCTACCGATTGTATCATATACTTTAACCTAGTTGTTACATCGAATGATTTTTCTCCCTTACCTTTGTATAATCTAGCTAATGCTTGGATTTCTTTTGTAATTTCAGCTTCATCACCATGAGTTAGAAGTTTAAATTCCAATTCTTTTCCACTTTTTGGTAATTTAAATTTGTAAATGTTATCACCACTTAATGATTTTTCATCAAAATCTTTGGTTTTAACCTTTCCTAAATCGATAGTTACATTTTGGGCTTCTAATGTAAATGGGTCAGTTACTTCTACTTGATAATCTGCACCATATCCCATTACTCTTGTTGCTAAAAGAATTGCGTTTTTATCTCCAATAAATATATCATTAATATCAACACCCTTCTCTACTACAACTGATTCGAATAATTTATCTAAAACCACACCCTTCTTTATTAGAGATTGGGAAGCTAAAATATCTTCCTCTCTTGCAGTCATATATTTTATCTCAACATTACCCTTTCGTAGGGGATGTCCTTCTGGGTAGACTAAACCTTTTGAAGGTAAGTCAACAATTTCCGTTGGAAATTCATATTTAGTATCACTCATAATAAACCTTTATTTGTTCGTATATAAATATATAAAACTTAAAAAAGAGTAAAAAAAAAGGTTCTCACTAAGAGAACCTTTTCTATTATTAAAATATTTATAGTATTTTTAGAATTCTAATATAGCGTAATCGTAAGATAACGTTAATTCGATATCAGCGGCATCATTAGAGGAGAAATCTAAATCATTGAAGTTAGCTGCTGCAATAAATGCACCTTTTAACTTCCACTGCTCTATCTTATCACCAACGGGCCCTAACATATAAAAATCAATATCTTTTTTGTAGAAATCAGCGTAACCCTTTCTACCAGTTAAAGATTCATATCCTAAACGTACCCATTCCATTACCTGTTGTGCACCTGATGGTACAATTGGGTCATACAATGTTATAGTTATATCCTGCCACTCACCTTTACCTTGTAATTTTCGGTATGTGTTGATGTGGTCTAATTTCACAGTTTCGAAGTTGATTGAAGGTCTAGCTGCTGTTTTTATAAGGTATGATTGAATTCCTTCAATCTCCATTATAAAGCGATTCTTCATCTTCGGTTCGAAGTTGGTGAACATCATTTCGTTAAATTCTAATACTTCTGCCATTTTTTTATTTTTCTCCTGTTATACTAATAAATATTAGTTATTATTATTTTTAGTTTATGCTGAAAAAGCTGCTCCAGTTGGTAAGATGTTGAAATCAATTACAATGAATTCAGCTGTCTTAGCCGGTTGTAAGAATATTTGTCCAGCGAGTATGTTTCTATCAACAACATCAGGTCCGTTGTTAGATTCATCCATTACTACTTTAAATGCGTACAATCCTTGTCTTTGTTGAATTCCTTCTAAGTAAGGTTGTACAGTGTTTATAAATCTACCTCTTGTCTGAGCGGTGTTTTGTTCGAATACTAAGAATCGAGATGTAGATGCCACAAACTTCTTAACAGTGATTAGTAATCTTCTTACGTTGATTCTATCCAATGCTGATGCTTTATCTTGCAACGTTTTCTGTCCAAATGCTACAATACCTTGCCCAGGGAAAGAAGCGATTGGATTTACTTTGTTTTCATATAAAGTATCTCTTTCAGAATGTGTTAATCTATTCAATACACTAACTGCTCCTACAATACCACCTCTATTCAAACCAGCAGGTGCGAACCATTCAGCTCCGATGTTATCGTTTGCTGCAAATACAGCTGGCATCAATACTGATGGTGGAACTGAGATTAGTTTGTTAGTATTAGTATCAACTGTCTTAACCCAAGGGTAGTAAGAAGCTGCGTAGTTTGTATCTACTGAATTTGATTCTTGTGTTGCTTGAGCGATTGAATCATTTACACCATTGAAATCAGCAATGTAAAATGCATCAGAACGAGCTTCAACAACATCAATAGCTTTTGTAGTTACTGTTGGGTGTAGGTTTCTAATAATACCAGGAGTTACTAACATATTGATATCATACTCATCTACA